AATGAACGCCGAACACTACAGCAAAATAAGCAAATCGCCTGATAGATTTCTCAAGGCAGTACCGAATGACATATCAGACAATATTGTCTTCCGAAAAGACCTGCATGGCTATTTGTGCACGGATGAAAAAGCTGTGGCAAACTACCTGGCCTTATCGTTTCTCGACCCTGTGATTTTCTTCAACAGTTCTTTGTGGACGTTTAACAGCCAATTGAGACACAAGCATCTTCCGTTTGTATTGTGGCCACATCAGGAAGGCGCTGTAAGAGGTATTAAGGAAGCAATTGAAACCGGCAAAGATATATTCTTTAAGAAGTCAAGAAAGCAAGGGGCAACTTATATCAACTTGGGAGTTCTTTTGCTTTATTTTCTTGTGAATCCAGATGAAAGGTTTTTACTTGGTTCGAGAAAAGAAAACTTGGTTGATGATGGAAGTGAAATAAAAGATAACAGCGTGATAGGTTCGGAAGAAACATTATTTTATAAGTTGCTTTACATGTTGAATACAATGCCAAAATACTTGCAGCCACCGATTTACAAGAAGAATCTATTTATGCAGAACCTGGCCAATAGTGCTGCATTTAAGGGTGAGGCCACAAACTTAGGATTTGGTAAGGCATTTAGAGCAAGAGTTTCCATAGTAGATGAGGCCGCACAGATTGAACCCAAAGAAGCCAGTTATATTATTGAAAACCTGGCAGATACAGCACCGACAAATATATTTAACTCTACAACTGGCCCCTGGGGAGCATCACATCCTTATGCCAAACTTATGGCCGAGCATCCTGATAAGGTGATTGAGTTAAGTTTTTATGATAATCCTGAGCAGGGAGCGGGAAGATATACGAGTCCTGAAGATGGAAAGATAGTCATCAAAGATATAGACTATTATCGAAAAAAGTACACAAATATGTTTACTGAAATAGAACAGGATAAAGTTTATAGTCTTGATGAATTACCAAAGTGTTTTCCATTTATTGCAGATGGCAATATATCTAATTTCGGTTGCGACCGTACTGCTTGGTTAGACGAGTTTGAACGAGACAAGGCTGTAACGCCACGCGGTAAATCTCAAAACCTACTAATGATTGAAAGCGGCTCAACTGATATGTTCTTTCAGTTCGGTCTGTTGGAGAAACTAAGAGACAAAACACGCAGGCCGTATTATAGTGGAGACATCGGATACACGCTTGATAAAGACGGATATATCTATGACACTTGGTTTGAGTCAGGCGGTGAAAATTCAATACTATCATGGTGGGGAGTATTGACTACGGCGGCAAGGCCGTTTCAGGGACATAACTATGTTGTAGGATGTGATATTTCAAAAGGAACTGGAACTACAAATTCTGTGGCAGCAGTATTAAATGTAAACACAAATGAGATTGAAGGACTTTTAGTAACGCCGTATCTACCTGTGACAGATTTTGCAGAGAAGGTAGTGGCACTATGCGAATGGGTTGGTGGCAATAATCCTCCGCTTTTAATTTGGGAAGAAAATGCAATGCCTGATTTTCTGAAACGTATTGATGAGTTGGGCTATTACAATTTGTTTGTAAAAGAGGATTTGATTGGTAAAAAGAAAAAATCAGGCAATAGATATGGATGGAGAAGCACGACAGGGCCGAATGGAACTAAAGTTGAAGTAATGAATTATCTTGATGGTGCATTACATGAGGGATTGAAGGAGAGTCCGAGATTTACGCCTTTGAGAATCTATGACGAACAGACTATTAATGAGATGGAAAGCTACGTTTGGTTCGAGGGAAAAATTGACATCGGCCCCGCTGCCGCACAGACTGAAACAAGCGGGGCTAAAGCCAGTCATGGTGACAGAGTTATAGCCGTGGCAATTGCCAATTATGGCAGACGGCAGCAACAGCCTGGAGATGGGAAGAACTCAAGGTTTTATCCTGAGAATAGCTGGATGTCGCGTAAAGCGGCAAAGGAGGCAAAAGATGAAAGGCAAAGACAAAGCGAAAAACAGTGGTGGAATTAAAATGAAATACAAAGTTGGAGACAAAGTTACACATTTTACCGGTATCAATGGAATGATAACAAAAGTTTTTATGGATACTAACAACTACTGGTTTGTATATCTAAAAGACAACGGTGAGTTGTGCCGAATAGAAGTTGATGAGTGTGAGATTAGTGGATATACCGAAGATAACAAAATTGGATTTAGAAGAAAATAATATGGCTGGAATGAGGAAACAACATAAAGCTGGATTTGCTAACTCTAATTTCACAGGTAAATCTAAAAGTGATTCTAAGAAGAAACAGAAATCAACACGGAAACAACGTAAAATGAAAAAATATAGCCATGTTAATAAATACAAATAGGATATAAAAAATGACACAAAATCCATTAGACGAAAAGGACGTAAAGCATAATCGTGTAGCACGTTATCAGATGCTTGCAAAGTCATGGGAAAAGAAGTGGGAAGGTGCTTTGCATCATTCACAGAAACTTCAGAAACTATGGATAAGTGGTTATTATCATAAAAATTATTCTCGCTGGCATTTGATTAACCTAATGAATCGTGCCGTGTCTGCCGGTGTAAGCTATCTGGCCGAAGGAAATCCGAAAGTATCCATCGAGCCGAAAGCTCCCAAGCTAAGATCATTTGCCTACGCAATGAAACTAATTGTTAATTTCCTTATTGAAAAATACGATTTTGCCGAAAACGTATTTATTCCAGGTGCGGTAGCGTCTTACTTTGGGCCGGCTATTGCACGTACCTTTTTGGAATATGATAGATGCGTTTCTGTTGACAACGAATTAATTAAAGTTGGAAGCCCTAAAGTTGCCATCATAGAACCATGTGATTATGTCGGAGACCCATCGGTTAAGGTAAGAGCGGATTTTGCATTTGAAGGTGACATTTATAGATTGCCGACTGAATACGCCAAAGACTTGTTCGCACGCAAGGACAAATATGGCAAACAGGTGGCTGATTTTATTCAGTCTGATTCCAAGCTGACAACCAAATACAGCACAGAAGAACTGACAGCAAAAAGCGGGTATGATTATAATAAAATGGCTTTGGAAGAGTTCTCAACTTTCATTGACATTTATAACAGAAAAGAAAAGACAATTGAGACAATAATGCCGATGGGGCATAAAGCGATTGTCTTAAAAACCATTGACAGTCCCGCCAATCCATACGACTACTTGGGCTATCGTTATCCGCCTAATTGCCCGATACCAATACCGCCTGCATGGGACATCTACGATTTAGACACAACTACAAATGTAGTAGCAGATGCCGAAAGACGTAAAGCTGAAGCACAAAGAGATATTTTAGCCGCTGAACCGACTGGCAAGAAAGCTGCTGAGGCCGTTGTTAATTCAAAGACAGGAATACCGGTTGTCACTGTCAAAGGAATGGATGGAGTTAAGCAATTCAGATTTGGTGGAGTTACAAATGAAGGATTAGCGTGGTTACAGTTTGCTGAGGCCGAATTTCAAAAGGCAGGTTCAACTACATCTGATATATTCAGAGGCGCAGGGCCGACATCAGAAACATTGGGCCAAGACCAATTGGTGTTTTCAAACGCCGCTCGAATGGTTAATTCCTACTATACAAGATTTCACAATTGGATGACTTCTATTCTTCGCAAATGGACTAATATGGTTATGGATGACCCAAGTTCGTATATAGAGGTATTAGATACGGTTAAAGTTCCAGGTTTGGGTGATTATGAATATCCGGTGTTTTACAGCAAAGCTGACAAAGTAGCTGATTTCTCCCAATTGATTTTGAATGTCATACCATACAGCACACAGAGAAAAACACCTGAGATGAAATATCAATCGCTGCTACAACTAATGACCACATGGATACTGCCGACAATGCAGTTAAGACGCCAGCAAGGTGCTGACATTGATTTGCAGATGGTTGACACCTTACTGGCCGATTACGGCGGCTTTGATAGTTTCCCACAATGGTATAAATCCGTGTTGCCAGGTGACAGTCCAGAAGTGGATTATTTGATGAAGTCGGACAAGCAAAAGAAAAATCAAGGCCAGATGTCAGATCAATTGGGTGCGACGCTTCCCTCACGTATTGCAAACTCAACTGGATTTGACTTGAGAGAAGGTATTGGGATTAACAGATTGACTGAAACAGGGGGACAAGGAGTACAGCAATGAGAAAAACACTTTCTACTTTATTATTAATTGGCATAGTCGGCATACAAGTAGGACTTTTAGGGGGATTAATTTTATCAAATTATACCCGCACTACAAATGTAAAAACAACTGAATTTACAGATGTAGTAGCCCAATCTGTGAAAAGTGTAGTCCATGTCAGATGTCCTCAATGGCAAGGCTCTGGATTTATTATCGACAAAAATATAATCTGTACGGCACGTCATGTTGTTAAAGATGTTGATGATTTTGAAATAACATTTAATAACGGTAAAAAAGTCCATGCTACAAGGGCAATATCAGATAAAGAACACGATGTCGGTTTTATATGGGTTGAAGAAGATATGGATAATGTTGTCAAAATCGGCAGCATCAAAGACTGTAAGCTGGGCCAAGATGTTTTCATAATCGGCTCTCCATACGGCTACATAAACTTTAATTCAGTTACGAAAGGAATTATATCAGGGCTTAACAGAGATTGGGATATGATTAATCGTTGGACGGGAGAGCGCTATGGATGGGAAATTACATTCACTTCTGATGCTGCTGCTCATCCAGGTAACAGCGGCGGCCCTATACTTACGCTTGATGGAGTCGTTAGAGGAATTCTTGTTGGAGGCTATTCTCCTGTGCTTAATTGTTCTATGCCGTGTGATTTATTCATACCGGATGTCGAACAAATAAAGCTGATGTTTATAATGGATAAGTACCAAAAGGAAGAGCAGAAGCAAAGGAGTCCATATTACAATTATGAAAACGACACGGAGTATTACACATGCCCAAAGAATTAGAAGAAAAACTTAAACGTACAGGCAGAAAAAAAGGCTTTGTCAGAGAACGCCTGGATAAATATGTTTATGGAACATTGCGTAAAATGGGATGGAAGCCAAGCCATCAGAAGAAAAAATCAAAATATCAGAGAAGCAAATAATGGATGATTTCGACATAGACGATTACGTTTGGTGGTTGTTTGGTGGATATTATAGCTGGAATAATAGAGTTATTCGGCCTGCTTCTGGTGGGAAGGAGAAATAGATTCGGCTTTGTTGTATTTATGGCCGCAAACATACTATGGACTATTTTATCATTTAGACTACATATATATGGACTAATGTTAGTAACTATTCCGGCTATGGTTCTTAATTGTTATAACTTCAGGAAATGGAGACATGAAAGTAAATAAAAAAACAGGTGATAAGATTTATCTCGAATGGACGGATGCTTATGAGAAATCTGGATGGAAGTCTATTGATGATGTCACTAAATTGGAAGACGAGAGATTTTGTTTTACCAATGGGTTTTACTTGGGTACGAAAGATGGATATGTAATTGTGTGTCATACCAGAGGCAAGAGTATAGATAATGATGTCACTGGTATAATAAATATACCGAAAGCGTGGATTATTAAAGTTAAATAGGAGATGAGAAATGTTGACATTACTAAGTGCTATAATGATTCTGTTTTTATTGGTACATTGGTTTATTCTTGTAATAACTACAGTGATAAGCAGCGATATTGAATTGAAGTGTGTTTGTTTCTCTCTTTTTTGTGTTGAGTTTATATTTGTTATTGGAAATTTATTAGTAAGATTTTTATAGGAGATAAGAAATGAAATGTTTTGAAGGTTATGATATTGAACATATTAAGAAAATGTCACCGGATGAAGTTAAAGTCTTGTGGGACAGGTTTGTTGATGAAAAGAAAGTTGATGCTGTAAGGGCTAAACTTATTGAAGAGTATGAATTAAATACGCTTTGTGATGGAGTAATAAGTTGATTTATTGTTATACATGTAGTTCCAAAAAGGGATGCGGCCATACATTTGAGCGGTCAATGTCTGCCGACAAATGGAAGTCGAAGGTAAAATGCCCCAAGTGTGGCAAGATGGCTCATCAAAATCTATTGGCTCAACATGCTGGTGGTAATGTAGATAGTCAAATGAGGGAGTATCAGTTTGAAGGAGATACAGGGACTCGAATGTATGCTGCAAGCTATTTGCCGCAACAGTATGAGGAGATGAAAAGAAAGCATCCCAACAGGCAGTTTAGATTAGTGAATGGTGCTTACCTGCCAGTTATTAAACACAGGCGAGATAAGTTGCAATACTTGAAAGAGTATGGTAGAGGTTACGTTGAATATTAATTAATAGGAGACACAAAAAATGGCTGATATAATTCACAAATGTTGCGTATGCGAACAGGACTTCAGGCCGGAAGGTCTTGACAAAGACGGCAAATGTGCCGTATGCAGAGTTGAATATCCAACTGTCAAGAGTAAAAAAGAAGCAATGTCGCTTAACCGTCCTGAGCTTAACTTGGGTGAAAA